CTAAACCAATCATGGTTGAAGCTTATGCAACACTCGGTACCGCGTCTGGTACGACTGTTGGTCCTGCTGTTCCAGCAAACTGTATGGTTGTTTCTGCTGGTATTGAGTTCATCACTGCTGCTGGCTCTGCTGGTACTTCAGCTACTGTAGCTGTTGGTGATGGTGTTACTGCTAACTTGGCAGCTGTAACCATGCAAGGCAAAGCTGCTGGCACCATTCTTGGTGGCGTAGTTCCTAGCTTTGTGTCTACTGCTGATACCATCGACGCTGTTCTTTCTGTTTCGGGCTCCGGTCTTGTTGCTGCTTCCGTTCGTATCTGGGCTGTAGTCGTTGACTGTAACCAGAATACTAAAGCTGCTGCTGAAGTAGACCGCGACACACTCGCATAAACTACCTTTGGGCTACCCCAAGTTTAACCTGGGGTAGTCCCTTTCCGTTCCACCATAAGACAGAGGATTACCAGAATGGCATACGACTACCTAGGTCTTGTGAACGATGTAAACGGTAGAGTCAATGAGACTCCTCTTACATCTTCTAACTTTACAGCTGCAGTAGGTTTTTACTCTACAGTTAAGACAGCTATAAACTCGTCTATCCGTGACATTAACCAAGAAGCATTTCAGTGGCCACATAACCATGTAACCTTCAATGAGACACTCACTGCTGGTACGAGCCGCTACCCTTTTCAGACAGACACTAAGATCATTGACTTTGGCACCTTCCGTATCCAGGAGGATGAAGCCTTAGGTAACAACACACAGTTACTTAATCAAATGGACTATGATGACTACTTGAACAAGTACATCTACTCTGAGTACACAACTACCACAACAGACCGTGGTGTGCCCCGTTTAATCATTCAGGCACCCAACCTAGCCTACGTTGTCTACCCGTCCCCTGACAAGGCTTACACGCTCTCCTACGAGTACTTTAAGTTGCCTATAGACCTAGAGGTCAGCACAGACGTTCCATCTTTCCCTGTAGCCTTTAGACATGCTATCGTAGAAGGTGCTATGGTACACGCTTACAACTTCAGAGGTGACACTGAGACAGCCGATCGTCTTCAAGTGAAGTTCAAGGACAGTATCAAGAAGTTGCGTACTATCTACGTAAATAACGACTACACTTATGTCCGTGACACTCGTGTCAACAGAAACACCAGTGGTATGTCTAGTAGTTCTCGGGTTGTGTCATAATGGCTACACGTTGGGATACATTCCCTGTTCAGCTAACTGGTGGCCTTGTCTCTAGTTTGTCTAGATTACAGCATGGTCTTCAGCAACCTGGTTCAGCTAGAGTGTTAGAGAACTTTGAGCCATCCACCAAGGGTGGCTACCGTCGTATTAACGGCTTTACTAAGTTTGAGGATACTATTGTTCCTCCGTATGGTGAAGCAGTGGTTCAAGGGTCTGGTCAAACAGGAACAACTCTCTTTGTGGCAGATACCCACGAGACTCCCGTTATCGGTGACACACTGACAGTCTCTGGTGTGACAGGTACTTACCTCGTTTCGTCTGTGTCCTTTGTCGAAGCCAACAAGTCTTCTACCTTAACTTTAACTACTAGCTTAGCTTCTAGCCCAGACGATAAAGCGTCTATTACATTTGTTACAGGTCAGTCCCGTATTGAAGGTGTTTGGTACTCAAGTGCTGAGGCTAAGTCCTACGCTCTCCGTGGGGGTGCTCTGTGGTCTAGCTCAGGCTCTGGTTGGTCTAAGGTCAACACACCTGTATACGGCACCACACTGGTAGCCACAGGTTCCCAGACGGGTACTACTTTAGACATAGACGGTATTACAGTTGATACCTATGTACCCCAAACTGGTGATACCTTTAGTATTGCTGGTGTCGAGAAGTTGTACACCGTGCTAACTAACACGACTTCTTCCTCCGGTGCAGCTACCCTCTCAATTAATCCATCACTTGCTTCGTCACCAGCTGACAACGCAGTAGTTACTTTTGTTAGTTCTTCTCACACAGACGCTACTAAGGTTCGTTTCAAAGAGTTTAACTTCAATGGTGTATTCAAGACTGTAGTTGTAGACAGTAAGAACAATCCTGCTGTATTTCATGGTGCATCTTACAAGACCTTACAAGGTAGTGTAGACGTTACAGGTGCTAACTTTGCAGAGACTTACCAGGATCACTTATTCTTTGGTAAAGGTGACTTAGTTTCTTTTACTGCACCATTCGATGAAGAAGACTTTACATCAGCTAACGGAGCTGGTAACTTTAGAGTACCTTCTAATCTGACAGGTGTTATAACATTCCGTGAACAGTTAGTTGTATTCTCTCAGACAGACATTCGTAAGCTATCAGGTACATCACTCGCTAACTTTAGTCTATCAGCTATTACCAGCGACGTAGGTTGTGTATCTGGTGACACAGTACAAGAAGTAGGTGGTGACATACTATTCCTTGGACCAGATGGTGTACGATTCTTAGGTGCTACAGAACGTCTTGGTGACTTTAACTTGTCACTAGCTTCACGTCAGATTCAAGATGACTTCAAAGGTTTTATTGTAACAGGTACAGAGTACTGTACTTCTGTTGTTCGAGAAAAGAACCAGTACCGTGTCTTTAGCTTCTCCCCTAATACAAACAAAGATAACACAGTCGGCTACATCGGAACACAGTTTCAAGATCAGAATGCACAAAGTATTAACTGGGGTCAGACTAAAGGTATTAAAGCCTACCGATCTTGCTCTTCTTACCAAAACGATGAAGAGATACTTTTGTTCACCAATGATGACGAGTACGTTTACCGTCTTGAGTCAGGTAATGATTTTGATGGAGTAGGTATTACTTCTGCTTACCACACCCCTTTCATGGCGGTAACAGACCCAACGATGCGTAAGACAGCCTATAAGGTTGACACTTACTTTGACCCAGAAGGTCTTGTAACAGGTACTCTTACACCTCGTTACGACTTTAATAAACCAGGTAATATTCAACCCAATGCCGTTCCTCTAACAGGGGGTGGTGCTTTCTCCTTCTACGGAACAGCTAGATACGGAACGAGTCTGTACGGTGGTAATCCTGATACGTTCCTTGAAAGACAAGTTGTAGGTTCTTTCTTTACAATAAGCCTACAGTACGTGTTTGACGGTGGGCCTCCCTTCGTGTTAGACACAGCAATTATAGAATACTCAACAGAGGATAAGAAGTAATGGGAACCGGATATGTACGTATTGATACGTCGAACAACATTGCAGACGGAGGTGTCATTGATGCTTCTGACCTTGATGGTGAGTTTAATGCTCTTGTAGAGTCTTTTAGTAAGACAGTAGGTCACACACACGATGGTAGTACCGCCGAGGGTGCCCCTGTGACTGTCTTGGGTCCTGCTCAAGAGTTTGTTGGTGACGCCTCCGGTCTGTTTCCAAAGACAACTAATACCTACACCTTAGGTAAAGCTGGTGCTACCTTCTCTAACGTCTTTGCTGAAGTTTTAACACTTGCTGATGGAGCTATTACAGCAACAGCAACTGAGCTTAATAAGTTAGCTGGTGCTACTGCTTCTACTGCTGAATTAAACTTACTTGCTGGACAAGATCAGACTCTTGCTACGTCAGACAGTGTTACCTTTGTAAACATAACAGTAACTGGTACTGTTGACGGAAGAGACGTAGCTACTGACGGTACTAAGTTAGATGCTATTGAAACCAGTGCTACTGCAGACCAAACAGCTGCTCAAATCAAGACTGCATACGAAGGTGAAGCCAATGCTTTCACGGATGCTCAATTCACTAAGTTAAGTAACATCGAGACAGGTGCTACTGCAGATCAAACTGGTGCTCAGATTAAAGCTGCCTATGAAGGTGAAGCTAATGCCTTTACAGACACTCAGTTTACTAAGTTAGGTAACGTTGAAGATGGTGCCACTGCCGATCAAACTGGTGCCCAGATCAAGACTGCATATGAGTCTGAGTCTAACGCCTTTACTGATACTTTATTTACTAAGCTAGGTACAGTCGAAACTAATGCTGACGTAACTGACACAGCCAATGTGGCCGCTGCTGGTGCGTTGATGGATAGTGAAGTTACTAACCTAGCCGCTGTAAAGGCTTTTGATGCCACTGACTACGCTACAGCCACACAAGGTGGTACAGCAGATAGTGCATTGCAGCCTGATGGTGACGGTTCGGCTCTTACAGGTATTGTTGCTGGTCTAGCTTGGGCTAGAAAGACATCTAATTACACGTCAGCAAACAATGACGCTATTCTAGCTGACACTTCTGGTGGGTCTTGGACACTTACACTGCCATCATCCCCTGGTGTTGGTGACTTAGTTCGTGTTCTAGACGGTGCAGACTGGGCAACCAATAACCTCACTGTGGCTCGCAATGGTTCTACTGTTGAAGGTGATGCTGCTGACCTCGTAATGAACATTGGTGGTGTGTCTGTTGACTTCGTGTATGACGGTAGCACTTGGCAGATTTATACTCAAGTAGGTGTCAGCAGTGGGACAGTGGTTACTGAGGCTGGAACGCAAACACTTACTAACAAAACATTAACCTCTGTAGTGATGGACGGTACACCAACTGCCCCTACTGCTGCTGCTGCAACAGATACAACACAAGTTGCTACCACTGCAATGGTTCAAGCGGCTATCCCTACCAAGCTAAACGCTGCAGGGTCTGCGCCAATTTACGCCTGCCGCGCGTGGGTCAATTTCAATGGAGAAGGCGTGGTCTCGTTAAGAGCGAGCGGGAATGTATCGAGTATAACGGATAACGGGGCAGGTGACTATACGGTCAACTTTACAACAGCGATGCCTGATACAAACTATGCAGTCTCAGGTACAGTTGCTAATGACACACCTGTAGTTAGTATGTGTGCCAAGCAGGCAGGTCTTGCTACTGGTAGCGTTCGAGTTGGCACGGGTTTTACGAACACGGGTAGTGGAGGTTTTGTGTCCCAAGACCAAGGTTCTGTTTTTGTAGCAGTATTTCGATGAAAGGAAGCACGATGAACAAGCGTATTATTTACCAGAGTGACAACGGTGGCGTTGCAATTATTGTTCCTTGCGACTGCGGCCTGACTCTTGAACAGATCGCGGCAAAGGATGTGCCAACGGGTGCGCCGTATAAGATAATCAATGCCTCCGACATCCCAACAGATCGTCAGTGGCGCGACCAGTGGACGGTTGATGTTGCAGATTTAACTGACGGAGAAGGCTCATGATTATTAAGGTTCCTGTTCAGACAGACGATGACAAACTAAAGTACACCCGATCACAGATGACCTGCACGTCTCTCCAAGGTAAGATTGCTTTGGGTTCAGACGCTTGGACTAAGGTACTCGCATACCGTGATGAACCTGAAACACCTTTCTCTGTCAAAGTCACCATTGATGATAGCCCTAAATGGAACCGCCTTAGCCAAGACATATCTCTCATTGGTTGGGCTTTAGATTACACAGACGAACAAATGGATGAACTGTTTGTCAAAGCAATGAAGATCAGTGGAGAGTAAGAGTAATGGCAAATCTATCAGACAAAGTATCTCCATCAGGTGTACTTACGACGACTGGGGATGGCTCTGGTCTCACAGGTTTACCTAAGCCTTTCGATCCTGTTGCTGTGTCAGGTGCAACCCCTTCGCTGGACGTGGGTGACTACAACTTCTTTCAACAGGGCGCACTGACCGCTGACACAACAGTAAGTTTTGCAAGCGTTCCTACAGATGCTAAGTGGCAGTATTCCTATGTTTCTGCGGCTGATTCGGCTGCGGTTTTTGATCTGGCGGAGGCATCATACGCAAGTAAGAGCTTTAGTGTTGCTTCACAAGAAACAGTCCCACAGGCGTTAGCATTTAGCACTAGCGGAACGTCTATGTTTATTGCAGGGAGTTCTAACGACACAGTATTTCAATACACTTTAAGCACAGGTTTTGATGTATCAACTGCGTCATACGCAAGCAAAAGCTTTAGTGTTGCTTCACAGGATAATTCGCCAGCAGGTTTTGCCTTTAACACTGACGGAACGTCTATGTTTATTCTTGGGAACGCCAGCGACACAGTGTATCAGTACACTTTATCAACTGGGTTTGACGTATCTACTGCGTCCTATGCAAGCAAGAGTTTTAGTGTTGCTTCACAGGATTCAGTCACCTCGGCACTAGCCTTTAACACTGACGGAACGTCTATGTTTATTGTGGGGGCATCTAACGACACTGTGTACCAGTACACGCTATCTACAGGCTTTGATGTAAGCACTGCAAGCTACGCAAGCAAGAGTTTTAGTGTTGCTTCACAGGATACAGGCCCGGAATCGTTAGCCTTTAACACTGACGGAACGTCTATGTTTATTGCTGGGAACGCCAGCGACACAGTTTACCAGTACACGCTATCTACAGGCTTTGATGTAAGCACTGCAAGCTACGCAAGCAAGAGTTTTAGTGTTGCTTCACAGGATGGTACGCCACTTGGCCTAGCCTTTAACACTGACGGAACGTCTATGTTTATGGTTGGGATCGACAGCGACACAGTTTACCAGTACACGCTAGCTTCCGCCTATGCCCTAACCCTACCCACAGTAGTAGGAACACCAAGCGCCACAACCGTAGGCGACCGAGTGACCTACACCTTCGTCACAAAAGACAGTGGTACAACCGTAGACCTAATCGCTGAGAGTATCATCAAATGACCTTAGCATCAAGAGGAGGACATAAGTAATGGCTAAACTATCAGATAAAGTTATAAGCTCTGATTTCCTATTTCCTACAGGTGATGGCTCTGGTCTAACTAACGTACCTAAACCACACAAGCCTGTTGATGTATCTGGGGCTACCCCCTCGTTAAACGTAGGTACATACAATTTCTTTGACCAAGGAGTGTTGTCCCAAGACACCACTGTTAGTTTTACTAGTATACCTGAGGATGCTGAGTGGCAGTATTCCTATGTGGCTGGTGTAGACTCTGCTAGTTCTTTTGATTTGGCTAATGCAAGTTATAGTGGCAAGAGCTTTAGTGTTGGTTCGCAGGAGATCGCGCCAACAGCTCTATCCTTTAACACTGATGGGACGTCTATGTTTATAGTGGGGACATCTAGCGACCGTGTATATCAATATACCTTAAGCACAGGTTTTGATGTATCTACTGCATCATATGCTAGTAAGAGCTTTAGTGTTGGTTCGCAGGAGATCGCGCCAACAGCTCTATCCTTTAACACTGATGGGACGTCTATGTTTATAGTGGGGACATCTAGCGACCGTGTATATCAATATACCTTAAGCACAGGTTTTGATGTATCTACCGCTTCCTATGCAAGCAAAAGCTTTAGTGTTTCTTCGCAAGGCACAGCCCCAACGGGAATAGCATTTAACACTGATGGGACGTCTATGTTTATTGTTGGGGCAAATAGCGACACAGTATTCCAGTACACCTTAAGCACAGGTTTTGATGTTTCTACTGCTTCATACGCAAGCAAGAGTTTTAGTGTTGCTTCACAGGAAATAACCCCAAATGGATTAGCATTTAACACTGACGGGACGTCTATGTCTATTGTTGGAAGCTCCAACGAAACAGTATTTCAATACACCTTATCAACTGGTTTTGATGTTTCTACTGCATCCTATGCAAGCAAAAGCTTTAGTGTTGCTGCACAAGAAAGAACCCCACAGGCTTTAGCTTTTAACACTGACGGGACGTCTATGTTTATTGTTGGAAGCTCCAACGACACAGTATTTCAGTATACCTTATCGGAAGCCAATTCCCTAACACTGCCAACCATTGTAGGAACCCTAAGCACACCAGCTATAGGCGACCGAGTAACATACACATTCACAACTACTGACAGTGGAACAACTGTTAACCTAAGCGTAGAGGACATAATCCAATGATTGAACTAGTCAAAATAACCAATGGGGTTGCCTCAGCGTATTCACGAGAGCAGTTCCGAGGTGACTACCACACAACAGGTACCAGAGATAGTATCATAAATCCTCATGGTGTATACCGCGTGGATAGTCTACCAGCACCACAAGTTGACTTTGGATTTAAGGCAGTAGCCTGGGGCTTTCCACGTTTGGTTAATGGATTCTGGACTGCTGGTTGGGACGTAGAAGAGTTGTTAATAGCAGACAAAAGAATACTAATGGTTTGCAGCCGTCAACAAGGTAAATTAGCACTAGGTCAAGAAGAGTGGACTAAAGTTCTTTCTTTGTTAGACCATGAAGAAACCCCTTGGGGTCTACGTGTAGCTATATCTGATACAACAGTATGGAACCGTACCGACGAAGACATGGCTGCTTTAGTGTGGGCTATGAATATGTCAGATGAAGAAGCAGACAGTATGTTTATCCTAGCTATGACACTCTAATGGACAGTAACTACTCAGAGACTCGTGTTATTGGTTTCAAGGGTCTCTGTGTATTTCTTCTATTGTCTTTTATAATTCTACCTGTTTTTGTTATGTACAGTGGCGTGTACTGGCTTAAAAGAAACGACTGGCACAAAGGTTGGCGTAGGTTTGTAATAGTTATACCCGTTTTTATCTTTGTAATTGTAAACACGTTCCATAACTGGACTGTTTGTACAATCTTATTCTGGGAGTTTCCTAGGGAGTTTCAAACAACTACAAGACTTCGCAGGATGAAAACGAACCCTGACCCATCCAAACGAGAGTTAGCTGATCTTATGGGTGGTTTTCTAAATAGCCAAGACCCTAATCATTATTAAGTAGTAGAAGTTACTTTATACTTGACAAGACCTCAAAGAATGTATATAATAAACTTATAGTTCCCCTCCGGTATATACACAGGTATCTTATAGTAGTAAACGTATATACAACAGCTATACTAATCTCCTACATACTCCTGATATCTATCTCTCTTAGACTAGAGAGTACAAGAAAACATACAGAGCTATCTGGAACCACCTTGCTGGTCCACTTCCGAAGGTTCTACTACAAGAACAAGTTACACAAAAGGACGTTCTGAATATGTACAACCCATTTATGCCTAATACATCTGCTCTCTCTAGAGTTGCTTATGCTGCTGGTGATAGCGGTGGTGAACTTAGTGAAGCTGAAAAGATAGCTGCAGCTAAAGCCAAAGAGGAAGCCGCCGCTGCTGCCAAGGCTACCGCTGATGCTCAATCTGCTGCTATACAAGCTGGTTCTAACAACCTTATGGAAAAGTCTATGACTGACCCAGGTTCTCTTGTTCAGTCTGCCGCTGTTGCTAACATTGACCCCACTACAACTGGGACTACTTTGGCTGACAACACAGGACAAGTAGCTGGTGCTCTTCCGACTATTGCTGGTGCCACACCTACACCAGCTTCTACTGTAGACCCTACTAACGTCTCCTCTGACATTGCTGGACTTACAGATAGTATTAAAGCTGTACAAGGTTCTGTATCAGATGATGCTACAGTACAAGCTGCCACATTGGACCCTACACAGTTAGCCCAGACTAACCTACAAGCTGATCAACTTGGTGCTGCTCAAACAGTAGCTGCCCCTGTAGACCGTACAGTAGGTGCTGGTGAGTTAGTACAAGGTTCTTCTGTTGACATGGCTCAGGTAAATGCTGCACTTGACATTAAAGCACAACAAGCTGATCCAACAACACAAGCTACAGTCCAAGGTCAACTTAGTGAGTTGATGTCTGACTTCGACGGTAAGGCACCTCCTGCGTGGGCTGCTGGTGCTTTGCGTAACGCTACTGCCCAAATGGCAGCAAGGGGTCTTGGTGCCTCTAGTATGGCCGGACAGGCACTAGTACAAGCTGCTATGGAGTCAGCACTGCCTATTGCTATGGCTGACGCTTCTACCTTCGCTCAGTTTGAGTCTCAGAACCTATCTAACCGTCAGCAGACCGCTATGTTTGCAGCACAGCAACGTGCTTCTTTCATGGAGATGGACTTCAACCAAGGGTTCCAGACTCGCGTAGCTAATGCCGCCAAGATATCTGATATTGCTAACATGAACTTTACAGCTGGTGTACAGATTGCACTAGAGAATGCCAGCATGGCACAGACTGTTGACTTGACTAACCTCAGTGCTAGAAACGCTAAGATGATGTCAGACGCAGCTGCTCTTACAGCGGCAGACATGACTAACCTTAGCAACCGCCAGCAAGCTCGTGTAATGAATGCTCAGTCCTTCTTGTCTATCGATATGAAGAACATGGATTTGCAGCAACAGTCAGACCAGTTTACAGCTCAAGCTACTATTGACGCTATGTTCAGTGACCAGTCAGCAGCCAATGCTTCTGCTCAGTTCAACGCCTCTAGTGAGAATCAGACTAATCAGTTCTTTGCTAACATGCAGTTGCAGGTAGACCAGTACAACTCTGGTGTAGCTATTGATCGTGATAAGTTCAATGCTCAGAATGCTTTGGTTGTCCGTCAGGCTAATGCCCAGTGGCGTCAGAACTCAACGACTATTAATACCTCTGCCCAGAACACAGCTAATGCACAGACTGCAGCTACCACCAACGCCTTGTCAGCCTCTATGATTGAGACCATATGGCAGCGTGAACGTGATCTGATGGACTTTAGTTTTAGGTCAGCAGAGTCAGCTACCGACAGAGCTCTTAGTGTGTTCC